AGCTTGAGTGAAGAGTATCAGTGCGATGTGGATCTCCGTTATAATGAAACGGGCATCATCTTCACCACTGTTTCTAACTACTGATGAACTATCTCACTCCCGACGATCTTAACAATCTCATTCGTTTGGTTGAAGATAACAACCAGTACAATGATGATGAGGATAAAGAGTTTTGGAATGACATTCTCATTCGTCTGAATCAAACTTCCCGTCACTGTCTTGATGAGTTCTGAAATGATTGCCCTTCCGAATCCTACTGCTAAAATGACACTGACTCAAGACCAGCTTTCGAAACTGATTCAACTCTATGCTGAGCAAGTTGTTGATAGTATGGATGTGCGCGATTTATGTGCCTTTGCGATTGACACAATTTGTGATAACATGGATGGCTTAAGTGAGGATGAAATTAAAACAGAGATTGAAGAGCTTTATGATCATGAAATGCTCGCTGACCTGCTGGAGAGTGTGACAGCCGAATAAGTGGCACCCAGCCCCTTGTAGAGGGCCCCTGGCTGCCGTATATTGGCCACATGAGGGGGAGGGAACGACCCCCCACCCCCCACCGATCCTTTCTCTTCTCAAACCATGCGCAAGATCGAACAGCAGATGAACAAAGCCATCACCGCTGGTGTTGACTTCAAGAGTGCAAACACCGAGGTTATTTCTTGCACCAATGTTGCCGATGTGTTCCTGCATGGTAACTTGATTGCTCGCATCGGTGAGACCTGGATTGAACTGTTCGATGGCGGCTGGCGCACTGCTACCACCAAAAGCCGTCTCAATGCTATTCTCGCTGAGCATGGCTGCCCTGGTGAGTATGTCTTTCAGAAGAACTATCAGTGGTTCATCAACTACAATGGTGCCACGATTCCTTTCTTCTCCGGTATGCGCCTGAACTGAATCTTTCCTTCAATTCTTTACACTCACTAACACTCTCATGACTGAAGCTCGCACTGTTACTTTCACTCACACTCGCACCAATGAGGAAGAAACTGTATCGCTTCCTAATCTACAAGCCGCCTATCGCTTTGTGTTGACTTTGCAGGTTGCAGGTGTGCAAGCGATTGTTAATCTTCTCCCCGAAGATGTGGCATGAAAAAGAATCAGTATCTGCCTCTAGTCTTTCTCCTGTTCTTTATACTCTCCCCAGCATTAAGGTATAACACAGGAGAGTTATTTCATCTCATTGGTAACACAATCCAATCCACAACAAACCAACAATGAGCAGCAAAACATTCAAGAAAGAACTCACTGTGATGATGGAATCGAATGGTTTTGAGTTACAGCGAAGTGCCTCACATCTGGTCTGGAAACATGTCTCAGGTGTGCAAATCTTCACCAGTGCTACACCCTCTTGTCGTCATGCATTGAATCAAATTAAACGACAAATAAGGCAAAAAGGTGTTAAAATCAATTAAAAAATGGCTTTTTTAATTATAATGAGTGTTTTATCTTGTTCTCAATAAGTTATAGTTATTGAGAATCAATTAGGTGTATTGTTGAGAATGAAAGACCCTTAGAAAGCCCAGTTCTTATAGCGATCTTAGCCCGCAGGCTACCACAACCGCGCAGAAATGTCAAGACCTCGGAGATTACCAAATCCGCACAGTCCTCCCAATTCTTATAAGGACCGCTGATAAATACTCTCACGGTCTTGACAGTTTCCCCCCTGCATCTTATACTGGCCACAGTTAAGTCCTCTGCCCCAAAACCATGTCAGTTTCTTATCTTCAAGCCCAGAAAAAGAATGTGCGTGTAACACTGGATCTTTCCGTGTACAGTGACTTTGATGCCAGACAGATTGATTGGCGTAAGTTATTCCAACTCGATGGTGATGAGACCGTGGAGGCTTATGTGGAAGATGTGGATGTAGACTGGTAAGAGTATAACCACAGAGGGAATGAGATGCGCCCTTATAGACACTCACCAAACACACAGTTTCTAACACTTTATCATGACTCGTTCGATTGCACTTTCGCTGCTCGCACAAGGTAACAACGGCAATGAGATTCTGAGCATTCTCGACTCTATCGCTGCCGACAATGTGGAGATTGACATTATCGAATTCTGATCGTATAATGAGGGTGCTGCGGTTATTCGTGGCGCCCACTTATTCGTATTGACAGTTATTCGTGATGGCAGTATGTGGCCGTTGGCGGTTATAACGGGCGGGCGGCGTGGCGGTTATAAAAAAGCAAACAACCCTAACCTACAGAGGTGACAATTCGACCGAGCTTTATAAATATCAAAAAAAATTCCCGGAGGAAAAAATGGGCGTCAAATGGATTCATAAAGACGGTTATTCGAGACCTGATAAGCGCACATTGCCTAAGAAAGGAGGTAAGAAAAAATGAAAGAGAAAAAACCTGAGTTTCCTTCATTGGTTGAACAGGGAAAAAATCTTGCCAAGTCTGTAAAGAATGTTGCGAAGGATGCAATTAAAGGGGGACCCGTTGTTGCCCCATTTGAAGTTGTAAAAAAAAGACTGAAGACTTGTAAAAAATGTGAGTATTATTATGAGTCTGCAACGGACCAGAAATTCGATAGATGTTCTGCATGTGGATGTGTCATAATAGCTAAGACAAATCTAGCATCTTCAGAGTGTCCCAAGGGGAAATGGGGTAAGTGGGAAAGTGAATAATATTATTCCCAACACGATTGTGGACGGGTTTTTTGATGATCCATATCAAATAAGAGAGTTTGGATTGCAATCTGCACAACACACTGAAACTGATAGAAATCAAGTATCATATAGGGGACAAAGATCAGAGTGTCTCTCTAAAGTACATCCAGTTTTATTTGATCAAATCAATAAAAAAATTCTAAGTAGTTTTTATGATTTAAGTAAAGAAAACATTTCATGGAAGTCTAATATCAGATATCAACTTACAGATGAATCTTTTGGATATGGATGGGTTCATACTGATTATTTTGTACCTTCATTATTGACAGGAATCATTTATTTGAATCCAGATACATCGTTAGATTCTGGTACAAGTTTATATCGACCGAAGAATTTAGTTGCACATACATTGCACGATGATGTAAAAAGAAAAGCTAATATAGATCTACAGTTTAGACAATCTGATTATTATTTTAAGTGTAGAGAGGAAAATAATAATCAGTTTGAAAAGATATTAACAGTAAATAATCTGTTTAATCGAATGCTTGTATTTGATTCTCGTTATTTTCATTGTGCAGATCGTTTCTTTGGAAATACTAGAGAGACTAGTCGATTGACCTTGGTTGTGTTTTTATATGAATTATTTGTGAACCAAACTCCGATTACAAGAATACGTTCAGTTTAAAATAAATAATCATGTTGAGCACGGATGATACGGTGCAAAAGATTTACCACATATACGCAAAAAATAAGTGTTTGTTCCATTCAATCGATGAAGAGGAATTCCAAGTAACATGGAATACTCTGAATCGATTGGTTGGTTTAATGAAAACTGATTACTCTGTCAATGATCTTTCCTTTGAGGAATTGTTTGTCAATAAAGAAGTAGTGCTGAATTCTTCTCATTGACATCACCATATATACATGGTAAAATTGATCTGAAAGTTATTTTCTCTTATGGCAAAAGGATTTACTGTTAAGGCTCCTGCTCCAAAGGTACAAGAAGCCGAGTGGGACTATGATAAAATTAAAGAAAGAATGCGTGGGAAGTCAATTGTATTCTGTCTTCCTGGACGTGGTTGTTCATATCAGTTTCTGAAGTCATTTGTACAACTGTGCTTTGATATGGTACAGAATCAAATGAGTATTCAGATTTCTCAAGATTACTCATCGATGGTGAACTTTGCACGTTGTAAGTGCTTAGGTGCTAACGTACTTCGTGGTCCTAAGCAGATTCCCTGGGATGGTAAACTGAACTATGATTACCAACTGTGGATTGATAATGACATCGTGTTTAACACAGAAAAGTTCTGGCAACTCTGTGATCTGGCTCTGAGTGAAGACAGCGAGGGCAATCTTGTTGACAAAGAAATCACCGCAGGTTGGTATTGCACAGAAGATGGTCACACGACCTCAGTGGCTCACTGGTTGGAAGAAGATGACTTCCGTAAGAACGGTGGTGTGATGAATCATGAGACTCTGACCACCATGGAAAAGCGTCGTAAGCCTTTCACCGTAGACTACACTGGTTTCGGTTGGGTGATGATTAAGAACGGTGTCTTTGAGAACCTTGAGTACCCCTGGTTCGCTCCTAAGATGCAAGTATTTGAATCTGGCAATGTCCAGGATATGTGTGGAGAAGACGTATCATTCTGTCTCGATGCTAAGGAAAAGGGTTTTGAGATCTGGTGCGATCCTCGGATCCGTGTTGGTCACGAAAAAACTCGTGTAATCTGATGTTTGATATTGTATACCGAGGGAGAGTCTTATACCGTAATCTCACACATGAAGAGTGTTCTGAGATTCTGGATGACCTCTCTCAAAGGTATTATGAAGACTTAGAATTTGATGTAAATGAATTAGAACTAAGGGAGAGTACTTATGGCTAAAATTGCATCTTCGATGAACAAGAACTTTCATGTTCCTGGACCTCCGAAGAAAACTCGACAGGGACAGAGTAAGATGACGCTGACCTCTGCCACTTCTCGCAATGGTAAGCAGAAAAAATACAGAGGACAAGGTAAAGGATGATTCAACTGAATCCCACAATCCCAGTCGTTACCCCCAAAGGTAATGGTTGGGCATTTTTTTTAATCGACCGTTCACAGGAACACGATCTTGAATGGGTTGTGTTCCTAGATAATGGTGGGTACTGTTGGACTTTTAAGAACTCTGACATTCGAATACAGAAAAACTTTACAATACATCGGAAAAATATTGCAGACTTCGGGATAGCAACCCCGTAAAAAGTTCTGATTTACCAAAATCAGGAGCTAAAACAATGGCAATTCATCCAACTGATAAAGGAAGTGAATTTATTGAGTCAGGAATGACGTTAATTACTCAGATTTCTTCCGAAAAATACCTTCAAAAACAGAAAAAAACTCAAAAATACGACGTTCCAAGTGATCGTTACTCAAGACCATGCGGTGGAGCAGGTGGTTTTGATGATTTTGTCGAAAGATGGCACGAATAACCTCCAAAATTGCGAATAAATAAGTTAGATTTATTCTATTTTCATGCCTTTAGAAAGGGTAAGTAAGGGTTTTAAGGACGTAAGTGGTTCATTTTTAGTGAGCTCACTCAATTACGACCTTATTTCGCTTAAAAATGAAAATGCAATTGCTCGTTCAATTCGCAATTTAGTTCTTACCTCGCCTGGAGAGCGTTTTTTTAACGAAAATTTGGGTTCAAATGTCTCAAAAACTGTTTTTGAGAACCTGGACAACGTTTCAGCATCAATTATTCAGAGTGAAATTGAAAATACAATCAATAATTATGAACCAAGAGTGAATTTACGCGATGTTAAGGTGAGACCAGACTTCGATAACAACAGTTTTGACGTTACAATTACATATGAAATCATTGGAATTGATGTTTTACCTCAACAACTGACATTTGCCTTACAACAGACACGATAAATGACACTAGTAAACTTTAGCAATCTCGATTTTGATCAAATTAAGAGTTCTCTCAAGGAATATTTGAGAGCCAACTCGAATTTTACTGACTATGATTTCGAAGGTTCTAATTTATCGACGATAATTGATACGCTTGCTTATAATACATACATTACTTCGTACAATGCTAACATGGTTAGCAACGAAGTTTTCATTGATTCGGCAACTTTAAGAGAAAATGTTGTTTCTCTCGCAAAAGCAATTGGATATATTCCAAGATCGAGGAAGTCATCAATCGCAACCGTTTCATTTTTTGTTGACACTTCTTCTTTACCAATTACACCATTAACATTAACTCTTCAGAGAGGACTTGTTTGTACAAGTTCTACAACTTTTCAGGGACTGAGTTATAGTTTTAATATTATTGATTCTGTTACAAAACCTGTTGTGAATAATATTGTAACATTTGACGCAATTCAGGTTTATGAAGGAACATATCTTACTCAAACATTTACTGTAGATACAAATAATCCAAATCAAAAATTCATATTATCAAATGCTGGTATTGACGTAAGTTCAATACGAGTTGCAGTTAGAAATACTCAAAATAGTACTGTGACTCGTCAATTTAGCCTTTCAGAAAACCTGATTGATATTGGACCAACATCAAAAGTCTTTTTTATTCAAGAAATTGAAGATCAAAGATACGAAGTTATTTTTGGTGATGGAATTTTTGGGGTAAAACTTGAGAACCTTAACTTTATTGAAGTTTCTTATGTTATAAGTAATGGTGAAAATGGAAATGGCATATCTAACTTCGTATATGCTGGAAGACTTTTAGATAATAATGACGCTTCAGTTGTAGAGTCAATTTCAGAAATCACAACTGACATTGCATCAAATAATGGTCAAAATTTAGAGTCTGTAGATTCAATTAAAAAATTTGCTCCAAGAATCTATGCTTCACAAAACAGAGCTGTAACCGCTGCTGATTATGAAGCGATTGTTCCTACAATATTCCCAGAGACAGAATCCATCTCCGTATATGGTGGAGAAACATTGAATCCACCCAGATATGGAAAAGTATTTATTTCAATCAAACCTTATAATGGAGATTTTTTATCCAGTATTGTTAAGGATCAAATTAAAACTCAATTAAGAAAATATACCGTCGCAGGAATTGTTACTGAGATTATTGATCTCAAGTATATATTTGTAGAATATGAATCAACAGTTTACTATAATGCAAATTTATCTCCTGGTGCTGGAAATGTAAAGTCAATTGTTGAAGCGAATCTTTCAAGATATTCCGATTCAACAGAGCTGAATCGATATGGATCAAGATTCAAATATAGCAAATTCCAAAAAATAATCGACGACAGCCATCCATCAATTACATCAAACATTACAAAAATCACAATGCGTCGTGATTTAAGTGCAAAAGTAAATGTTCTTGCGGATTATGAATTGTGTTTTGGAAATCAATTTCACATTAAAAATTCAAGAACTGGATATAATATCAAATCCTCTGGATTTAATGTTGATGGAATCGTAGATCAAGTTTATTTTGGAGATTTACCGGGATCAAATGAAAAGACTGGAAGTATATTCTTATTTAAATTGAATTCTCTTACAGAACCAGTTATTGTTAGAAACAATGTTGGATCTATTGATTATGAAAGAGGTGAAATTAATTTATCTCCAATCAAAATTACAAACACTGTAAAAATGAAAAATGGATTGAAGATTGTTGAAATTTCAGCAATTCCTAAATCAAATGATGTCATCGGAAAAGAGGATCTTTATTTGCAACTAGATATTAATAACAGTATCTTAAATATGCAAATAGATGATATTTCATCTGGTGCAAATATTTCAGGATCAACATATACTGTAACATCTAGTTATACAAACGGCAGTTTAATCAGATCATAATATGACACAGACAAGGGTAAAGACGAGTTTAATTGTTGAAAATCAAGTTCCCTCTTATATAAGAGATGAATTTCCCATGTTTGTTGAGTTTTTATCTCAATATTACAGATCTTTGGAATATCAGAGTGGCCCATCTGATATTTTACAAAATATAGATCGATATGTAAAATTAGAAAATCTTACAAATTTAATTGAATCCACTACTTTATCTGCAGACATTGAGTTTTTTGATACGACAATATCCGTTGATTCTACAAGTGGATTTCCTGATTCATATGGATTACTTTTAATTAATAATGAGATCATCACATATGAATCAAAAACATCAACAACATTTGTTAATTGTATTCGAGGATTTGTAGGAACTACATCATATCAAGATCCTGCAAATTATGATCAACTTGTTTTTTCAGATTCTGAAGTAGCAGAGCATTCTTCTGGAGAAACTGTTACAAATTTAAGTGTTCTTTTCCTAAAAGAATTTTTTACAAAAGTTAAAAATCAAGTTGCTCCTGGATTTGAAGTCAGAGAATTATATTCAGAATTAAACGAATCCTTTTTTATTACTCGTATAAAAGATTTTTATTCTTCCAAGGGATCTGATAAGTCTTTTAAAATTCTTTTCTCAGCTCTTTATGG